ATCGAAAATGCCTGATGTAGAATACAAAGAGTATCTCGAACGGCTTTTCTGATCATTGACATTTTACAGGAGTCCTGTTTCGCACTGGTACATATTTCGAGGACTGCAACACTCTTCAATGTTGAACCACAAAACCGTGATGTTTCGCACTGGTACATATTTCGAGGACTGCAACACTATATCTTAATATGCACCTCGACAGCATAAGTTTCGCACTGGCACATATTTAGAGGACTGCAACACGAGTCCAGCGTCTAAACGAAAATGCGCCCAGTTTCGCACTGGTACTAATTTTGAGGACTGCAACACGCAAAGCTATTGGCGTCCTGCTTGGGCGTGGTTTCGCACTGGTACTAATTTAGAGGACTGCAACACAAGAGTTCACCTATCACGTTTCGGTGAGTGTTTCGCACTGGTGAAGATTTCGAGGACTGCAACACTTTGAGTTTCAAAAGTTTTCAAAACAGATGTTTCGCACTGGTACTAATTTAGAGGACTGCAACACGGTTAATCGAGAAGACCTATGAGGTCTGGGGTTTCGCACTGGGTACAATTTCGAGGACTGCAACACTCCCCAATAGTTCTATCGGTAAAAAAGTTTTACACTAATACAGATTTAGAGGACTGCGACACTAATGTTCATGATGCGAATGATAACAACCAGTTTCGCACTGGGTACAATTTAGAGGACTGCAACACTAGGGATTACACCTTCGCAAGTTTCGCACTGGTACTAATTTTGAGGACTACAACACTCGGCTGGAGGATGAGTTAGTGAAATGCTTGTTTCGCACTGGTACTAATTTAGAGGACTGCAACACGACTATGCCTTGGATTGTTTCGCTTACTTCGTTTCGCACTGGTGTAAATTTTTAGGACTGCAACACTAATAGCCATGTCTCTAGTGAGTGCTAGTCGTTTCGCACTCGGTACAATTTCGAGGACTGCAACACCATGAAAGATTTGATCGTTTTTTGGACAAGTTTCGCACTGGTACATATTTCGAGGACTGCAACACCCCCACGAATCGTAAACCGAAACGCCCATGTTTCGCACTGGTACTAATTTTGAGGACTACAACACATGGAGTTATCTGCTACCGAGACGCCTGTCGTTTCGCACTGGTACTAATTTAGAGGACTACAACACGAGGTCACAGTCTACGATTCATTTGGTAAAGTTTCGCACTGATAGCAATTTAAAGGACTGCAACACCATGAAAGATTTGATCGTTTTTTGGACAAGTTTCGCACTGGTACATATTTCGAGGACTGCAACACTCATCGCCCATCAGCACTACACGGACATAGTTTGATTTTTAAGGACTGCGACACGGATTGGGTGAAGGATTAGCTTTACACTGGTAACAATTTAAAGGGCTACAACACATACCACTTCACCGCTTATATTTGAAGGACTGCAACATTCCTACATTGCTTCAGCAAAAAAAATAAAAAAACCTCTTTACTCCGAAGCAAAAATTATCTATCATCATTCTTAGTTGAACGAAAGTTCACTCTACTGTCGGTTGGACAGAAAGTTATGTCTACTAGATATGGCTCATAAAAATCAACCCTCAAAAGTTGATTCGAGGCAGAGTAGAAAAGTCCTAGAGTAAGGGGGGAGGGTAAAACCTTCCCCCTTCTCAAATTTTAAAAATAAGTAATTATGAAAACTAAAATCAAAGAAGAAACTCTTCCTGTAAAATATCGCCTTCGTCCCAATAAAAAAGGCAAAAAATATTTAAACCAATGCTTTGGTAATACTCGCTTTATTTATAATTGGCTTTTAGCTTTTCAGAATGATTATTATGAAGCAGTATCCAAATACTCTAAAGAGCAAAACATTGATTATTTAAGCTCTTTACCTAAAGATACAGAAGATCAGCAAAAATTTTACGCTTCTGAGTTTAAACGCTTGCGCGACGAATTAATTCTACCCTACGACAAAGGGGTAGAAATCTTGAAGTCAATACGCCCCCAAATCGACGAACTAGAAATGGAAAGGTGTCTTCTTAAAAAAGTCAAAGACGAAAAAACCAAAAAAATGGTTGAAGCTATCCCCAAGCAAGCCAATAAAATGATAGCTATCGTTAACGCAAAAAGGCAAATCAAATTTTTAAGAGAAGAGATTCCTTGGCTTAAAGAAACCGCCAGTGAACCATATTATCATACAGCTTTAAATTTAGACGATGCGTGGAAAGCGTTTTTTGATAAACGCCAAAGCGATACAGGTAAACCATCGTTTAAAGGCAGATGGGCAAAGCAATCTTGCACTTTTGACAAAGTTAAAGTTGATTTTGAAAATAACGCCGTTACATTCCCTCGCTTAAAGAAGGCACCGCAAAAATTCAGAGCTCATAGAGTAATAGACGGCGAAGCGAAAACAGCAACCGTCGAACGCACCACAACAGGTAAGTTTTTTATTACTATAAATTTTAGGCAAAGCGTGCCTTTTCCTGAGCCCCCAAACAAAGTGACTGCCGAAAAAACTTTAGGCATTGACTTAGGAGTAGGAGATAACTATCTTACTAAAGCGACTGGAAAATCTGAGGATAATGGTGAAATTATTGATAATCCTAGATTTTTTAAATTAATGTTTAATAAGAAAAAACGCTTAGATAGAAGCATGAGTAGGAAAAAGCAAGGAGGCAAAAATTGGCTTAAAGCTAAGAATAAATGCGACAAGCTTTCCGAAAAGCTTGCAAATTTAAGAGATAATTTTCAACATCAAATATCTCATAAAATTACTAATGATGATAACTATTCTCATATAGTAATGGAGTCTCTTGACATAAAGCAAATGTCAGCGAAGAAACAAGCTATAAAAAACAAAGACGGCTCATATGCTAAAAATGGCCAAGGGTTAAAGAGATTGCAAAATCGCGCCACTTTAGACGCTTCATTAGGAGCTCTCAAAGACAAAATTAAATACAAGTCTCACAGAAGAGGCAAGTTGTTTACTCAAGTAGATAAGTACTTTCCTTCTACCCAGCTTTGCCACTCTTGTGGTTATAAGAACGAAAACTTAGCGGTATCAACCAAAAAGTTTAAATGCGGAGGCTGCGACATGACTCTCCATAGAGATGTTAATTCTTGCAAGAACTTGGTTAAAGAAGGCGTAAGAATGCTTAACCCCACTACAAAGAATAAAAAATCAAAAGTAAAATGATAGGTATTTTAGGTGCATCTGGATATATAGGTCATTGCTTTTCAGAAGAGCTAGTAAAGCAAGAAATTTATTTTAGAGAGTTCTCTAGGAGCAAACATGATTATTACGATCTAGAATATTTAATTCACTTAATTCACAGCAATGAAATTAAAACATTAATTAATTGCGCTGGTTATACAGGTAAACCAAATGTAGACACCTGTGAGTACAATAAAGATGAATGTTACGAAGCGAATGTTGAATTAGCCAAAACCGTTTCAACAGCTTGCGCTTTAACAGACACAAAACTGATGCACATCTCTTCTGGGTGTATTTACAGCGGGGATAAAGATGGAAAAGGGTTTACAGAAGAAGACCCACCCAACTTTCATTCGGGGTCAAACCCAAAGGGGAGTTTTTACAGTGGTACAAAAGCGGTTGCTGAATCAGTAGTTGGTAACTCTTGGGAGAAAACTTATATCCCAAGATTAAGAATACCTTTTGACGAAGAAGACAGCCCAAGAAATTACTTATCTAAACTTCAAAAATATGATAAGTTATTAGACGCTGTTAATTCGGTGAGTCACAAAAGAGAGTTTGTTCAAGCTTGTATTCATTTAATACAAAAAGAATGTGATTACGGTATTTATAACATTGTAAATACTAACCCCGTCAATACAAAACAAGTAGCTGAATTATTAAAAGAATATAAATTAATTGATTCCTATGGTATTTTAAGCGAGGAAGAGTTTTATAAGAATGTTGATGTAAAAGCCCCAAGATCAAATTGTGTTTTAGATAACTCTAAAATTATTGACTCTGGCTTCGATATTAGAGATAGCATTGATGCGATCAGAGACTCCTTGGAGGGCTGGAAAGGTGAGTAAGGATGTTACGGTAGTATTAAACGGTTTTAGAAGACCTCACGCTTTAGAAGCTCAAATAGAGGCTATTAAAAGGCAAACAGTTACGCCCACGAGCGTAATGTTTTGGCAAAACGGGGCAACACAAGAATGCCCTTTCGATTACAATTTACTTAATAGCTGCATACTAAGTATAAACAATCAGAACTTTGGAGTATGGGCTAGATTCGCTTACGCTTTAAATGCTGAGACAGAATATGTATGCGTATTCGACGATGACACCATAGCGGGCTCAAAATGGATCGAGAACTGCTTAAATACTATCGAAGAGTATAACGGACTACTCGGTACAAACGGCGTAATATTTAACGACCTAGAATATCAAAATTATACCCAACACGGGTGGGCAAAGCCAAATGAGAAAACAGAACAAGTTGATATAGTTGGGCACAGTTGGTTTTTTAAAAGAGAATGGCTTGGTGCTTTTTGGAGTGAAGCTCCTTTACCCAAAAGTAAAATTTGCGGTGAGGATATGTACTTTTCGTATGCGATACAAAAACATTTAGGGCTATCTACTTATGTGCCTCCTCATCCAAAAGATGATTTAGAAATGTGGGGATCAAACCCAGAGTTTGCATATCGATTTGGAGTGGATAAGAATGCAATTTCGGTAAATTATCACGGAACTCATTTCGGTGACGCTTTGAAAGACACAGTGGGAAAAGGGTTTAAATTAATAAATATTTAATGAAAATTTTAATCGCATTTGGTACCAGACCTGAATGGATAAAAATAAAGCCATTATTCAATGCTTTTGAAAAATCTGGAATAACTTATAATAGTTTATTTACTGGTCAGCATGTTGACTTAATACAAGAAAATGAATTTGATTATGAGATTAGCATTCCTGAAGATAACCATAACAGGTTAAATGAAATAATAGCTAACATACTTGTTAGTGATGTAGAATGGGAAGACTTTGACTACGTTTTAGTTCAGGGCGATACGGCGTCAGCTTATGCGGTGGCTTTAGCGGCTTACAACAGGAAGGTCAAAGTGATTCATTTAGAAGCGGGGCTTCGTTCTTACGATTTGGACAATCCTTTTCCAGAAGAAGCTTACAGGCAAATGATATCCAGAATAGCAACCGTAAACCTTTGTCCAACCCCAGAAAATTCTGAAGGTCTAAAAGAAGAAAAAGTAAGCGGGTCAATCACTACAGTTGGAAACACTGTTCTAGATAATTTACTCAACGTAAGCTCTTATTACGGCGAAACTGTTTTAGTGACAATGCACAGAAGAGAAAACCATGATAGTTTACCAGAGTGGTTTCAAGAGGTATCAAAACTCGCAGAACAACACAGAACTTTACAATTTAAAATACCTTTACATCCAAACCCAAGAGTTCAAGAGTGTAGGCAATATTTAAAAAACATTCAAGTACTTGAACCCCTTTCGTATGATCAAATGATCAAAGAAATAGCTAATTGCAAACTTATAATTAGCGACAGCGGAGGAATTCAAGAAGAAGCTTCCTTTCTAAACAAAAAAGTAATAGTATGCAGAAAGACTACGGAGAGGAAAGAAAGTATAGGGGTTCACAGTTTTATGTGTCCAACTCCATCGGATTTAAATAAAATATTTAATGATTTAGTTTATGATTATCAAGTAGACGCTGAATGCCCTTACGGAGATGGTAAAGCTTCGGAAAACGTCGTGAAAAGTTTAAAGTTTTTTGATTAATGAATGTTATAGCTATAACAATTTATAACAAGCCTGATCTATTGTATCTCTATCTAGAGCAATTAGAAAAATCTGGAGAGCTCAAAGATTACAAGTTGAGACTACACACCGAAGAGGGTTACGACCCAGAGGAAAATGTCGTTATTGAAGACTTTAAAAAAAGGAACCCTGATGTAGACACCAAGTTATATATAAAAAGAAAAATAAATTGTCCGCTTACTGGGTTTCATAACATCTTGAGCTCCTATACGATGTCTGCGATTGAAGCAGATGAATTTGTAATAATAGGTGAAGAAGATATGCTCCCCACTGAGGACTATCTAAGATTCAACAGAGTATGTTATGAAAAGTACTTATCTAAGTATGATAGAATATTTGCAATAGCCCACAAAAGAAGACCAGAGGTTGAGCAGCAGGGATATGGAGATGTTTTAATGGGTGACTACCAATTGACTTCTCCTTCATGTATATCGGTAAAAGCTATAGATAATTATATAACACCTTATCTTCAAGACGAGTTATTTTTCTCAAATCCGATAGCTTACAATATGCAAAGATTTAACAATTTAAGAATAGCTCCTCACGATCATACTCATCACGATGGAGCTTTAGAAAGGATGATGCTTGCCAATAATTTATTTGCATTAAAACCAGATCAAGCAAGGTCTATGCACGTTGGTTTATCTGGTATTTTTTGCAGAGGCAACCCGCCGCAAGGCACTCTTGAGGAAAGGGTTGCTCAGTGGAGGGAATTAATAAAAGATGGCGATATGCTTAGGTCTTTGTCAACTATCCCATCAGATATAGTGGTGACTAATCCTCAAGGGCCATATTGGGAGGATTTAAAGTTGGACACTGAAAGAAATCTTTGTAAAGCTAGTACTTGGTTTTATGATGACGAAAATCAATTTAGAGATTACATAAAAAATAAATGAAAACATTTGAAGGTGATTTATTAAAATTTATTTCTCTTGTTGAGAATAATGAGAACTTTGCTTACTCTAGGTTTTCGGATGGTGAATTATTTATTCTGGAAAACCAAAAATTAGTGTTAGCTGAAAATCATTCGTTTTTTAAAGGTCAAAGACATTTTGGCAGATACCCAAAAGAAGAGCAAAAAGAATTTTTACCTGAAGAGCATTCGTTTTACAGGCAAAAACTTCTAGAGTCTTTACAGTTCAAAAAAAATAATTACTTCAAAGGTATCACTTGTCCGTGTTGCGGTGGAGACCAAGCGGTTCAGTACATGAAAGATTTACACGGCGGCGAAGATGACTCTTTAACTTGGGCAAATATATTTTGCAATTCTAATTATAAGTTATTTGTAGAAAAAATGATGCCCGCTTTATCTAAAAAGAAAATAGTTTTAGTTTGTAATGAAATTGCTGATATCTCTGGCTTACCACTTGAAGTAGTTAAAGACTTTAGAGTTGGCTCTAATTGTTTAATAAATGATTACGGTCTCGTAGAAGAAGTAAGACAGTGGATAGAAGATAATAAAATTAAAAATCATGTATTTTTATTTTCCGCATCCACATTAAGTAATTATCTAGCTCACCAGTTGTATGAATTTGAAGATGAAAATACGTATTTGGATATAGGTTCCACGATTAGCCCGTATTTAAAAATGGAAGGATGGAAGCATAGTAGAGATTATTTAGTTAGATATTGGATGAACACGCCGACTCAATTTGGAGACAGAGTATGCGCTTGGTAGATTGTACAGAAGAATACTGGGACTTTGTGAGGATATTGAGAAATGATCCTAGAGTTCAAGATGGGTTTATAGAAAAAGCTAACATATCTCCACAACAACAAAAAGAATACATGAAAAAGTATTCACATGGATACAAGATTGCAATACACAAAAATAAACCCGTTGGTTTTATAGGCGTGGTTGACGACGATATTAGAGTTTGCACGTCGCCCGATTCTCAAGGTAAAGGAGTAGGAAAGTTTATGATTAATGAAATAATTAAAATTTTTCCCAACGCCAAAGCTAAAATCAAAATAGATAATAAAGCTAGTCTTAAAGCATTTGAATCTTGTGGTTTCAGAAAGAAATATTATATTTTAGAGAATCATGGTTCACAACCCTTATAAAATAGTAAGGCAATTTGAAGAAGAAATTGCAGCTTATACAGGAGCGCCATATGCGGTCTCTGTGGATAGCTGTACTAATGCATTGTTTTTAATCTGTAAATATTTAAACGTAAAAGAAGTTACTATACCTAGCAAAACTTATCTTTCCGTTCCCCATTCAATCATTCATTCGGGAGCAGAGGTGGTTTTCGACAAAAAGCCAAAAACAAACCATTGGCAGGGTATTTACCAGCTAAAGCCCTATCCCGTATACGATGCAGCAAAACGTTTAACTAGTGACATGTATATTAAGGGCTCTTATATGGCGCTTTCTTTTCACATCAAGAAGCAGCTACCTATTGGTAAGGGCGGTATGATTTTAACTGACAACGAAGAAGCTGTAGAGTGGTTTAAAAAAGCAAGATATGAAGGCAGAAGCGAAAAGTTTTACAAAGAAGATGATATAACCTTTTGTGGTTGGAATATGTACATGACCCCGCAACAAGCCTCAACAGGTTTAGCTCTATTACAAAATTACCCTAAACATAATAAAGATTTAGAAGAAATAAATGGCTACAGGGATTTAACGGAGTTTACAGTATTTAAAAATAATAAAACAATATTTTAAAGTGAAAGTAGCTTTATGTTTACATGGTAAATTTGATTCTTTAACGGACGAAAGTTCTAAAGGGGCTGACGGCTTTAATCATTTAAAAGCTAGAGTTTTTTCTCAGTGTTCTCCAGATGTTTTTGTTCATTCGTGGGATGAGAACGAAAAAGATAATATATTAAATTTATATAGCCCTAAAAACTATTTAATAGAACCTCAGATAGATTTCTCAGATGAGACTAAGCATTTAGATTTTATTAAAAATCCGCCCAGAACACCTAACACAATTTTATCTCATTTTTATTCAGTTTCGCAAAGTATAAAATTAGCTTGTGATTATGGCGATTATGACATTGTAATAAAATCTAGATTTGATATAGGTAGGATAAACAGAAAAACTTCTGGCCCTCACAATGCAAACAACCCCTACCCAGTTCAATGCATCACCTTTAATCCTGATTTAGACATGGATTTATTACACATGGCTAACTGGCAATATTTAGATTGCGATGGCCCAGCGGATATGTGGTTTTACTCTAACCAAAAGAACATGAGCCAATTGCGTGATTTATATGATTTTGCTATAAGATGTTTTGACTTGAACGGTGAATACGCTAAAAAAATAAAAGACTTGAACGATTTACCAAATGCTATAAAATTATATAAAGCTTTTTATATTGAGAAAAAACTCTGGTCAAAGAAAAACCTTATTGAAACAATCTATGAGTGAAAATTTAGAATCATACAGAGCGAGCCTAGAAAGTTTTTACAAAAGCGGTACATCCAATCATTTGGAGCATAATGAAAACCCAGATTATTTTGATGTTTTATTAAAGGAGGTAACCTCTGCCCCTAAAAACTGGGAAGATAAAGTAGCTTTAGATTTTGGATGCGGAAAAGGTCGTAATGTTGTTAATTTATTTGATCTAGCAAAGTGGAAAAAAGTAGATGGGGTTGATATATCTAAAGATAATATAAATTATTGTAATGAAAATTATAAAGATTTAAAATCGACTTTCTACAAAAATAGTGGAAGTGATTTATCTGACATCTCATCAAATTTTTATGATTTTGTTATGTCAACCATTGTGTTTCAGCACATACCAGTAAGAGAGGTAAGAGTTAATCTTAAAAAAGAAATCTACAGGACTTTAAAGTGTGGCGGAATTTTTTCTTTTCAAATGGGTCATGGCAAACAAATATTAAAAAGCAAAAACCATTCAAGTTACCTAGATAACGCTTACTCCGCTAACGGCTCTAATGGAATGTGCGACGTTCAAATCACACCTGAAACAGAAAAAGATTTGATAAAAGATTTAGAAGAGATAGGTTTTGAAAATATAGAATTTTTTGTAAAACCCTCGTTTAGCGATGACTCTCATGAGAATTGGATTTATGTAAGTTGTAAAAAATAATGTTTTCGTTTTTCATACACACTCATTCGGATTGTAAAGATTTATGGCCGTGTTTTTTTGGTCAATTAAAAGAACACTTTGAGCAGTTCAACAAATACGTTTGCGTTGATAAAAATGATGAGCTATTAAGCGGCTGTAAAACTTTCTTATACGAAGAGCAAACTCTTTACTCTGAAAGATTGTTAGATTCTTTAAAGCGCTTAAAAGAAGAAATCATACTCTTTACCCACGAAGATATGATTCTTTACGGTAAGCCAGATTATAAAACTTTAAACGAGTACGTAAATTTAATTAAAAATGGAAAAGCTAATTTTATAAAATTATTAAAATGTAAGAACCCTAATGAGTCTTTTATTCAATCGGAAGAACACATTAATCTAGTTGTTTGCCCCGCTCAATACTCTTTCACAGTTCAACCCACCCTTTGCAAAGCTTCGGATTTAGTAGAGCTTGTTGAGACGCTACCATCTCATGTTAATATTTGGGATTTGGAAAGAGCTATACCTCAAATTTTTCAATTACCAGCTTTTAAAAATAAAAAATGCTTCATGTCTAGCTTCCCTAATGAAAGCCAAAGAGGTATTGCCCATTGGAACTCGTCTGTTTACCCTCATGGGAATATGATTTTTAAAGGTAAATGGACCTACAGTGAATACAAAAAAGAAATAGATATTCTCTGTGAAAAATATTCAATACAAAAAGAAACGAGGGGTGTTATTTGAAATTAGTAATTTTTGACTTAGATGGAGTCTTGGTGGACGCAAGAGAGTTGCACTATCAAGCTTTAAACGAAGCTTTATTTTCTATAAGCGATGAGTTTGTTATCTCTAGAGAGGAGCACTTATCTACTTTTGATGGGCTATCCACTTCTAAAAAATTAGATATTCTTCAAGATAAAAAAGGACTAAAAGAACATTACAAAGATATAATTTGGAAGCTAAAACAAGAAAAGACTTTATCTATTATAGATAAATTTACACCTGATGAAAAAATTAAAAATATTTTAAAATATTTAAAAGAAAAAGGATACCTAACCGCTTGCTGTACCAATTCAATTAGGGAAACTGCTAAACTACAATTAATTAGAAAAGGTTTCATGGAGCATCTAGATTTTTTTCTATCTAATCAAGATGTAATAAAATGCAAACCTCATCCTGAGATATACATGAAGTGTATGTTAATGGCGGGGGTTTCTCCAAAAGAAACTTTAATTGTAGAGGATTCTCATCATGGGAGGCAAGCGGCTCTAGAAAGCGGTGCCAATTTATGCGCTGTTAGAGATTGCCAAGATTTAAGCTTGGAAAAAATTCAAAATCATCTTAACGTCGCTTCAGAAAATAAAATAAAACCTAAATGGCAAGGAGGAAATATGAATGTACTAATACCAATGGCTGGGGCAGGTAGTCGGTTTGAGAAAGCTGGCTACACTTTTCCTAAGCCTCTTATTGAGGTAAACGGAAAGCCGATGATTCAAGTTGTCGTAGAGAATTTAAATATCGACGCTAAACATATTTTTATTGTGCAAAAAGAGCACTACGAAAAATATAATTTAAAGTATCTTCTAAATTTAATTACAGAAAACAATTGTGAAATTGTTCAAGTGGACGGTATGACCGAGGGAGCAGCTTGTACAACCCTACTAGCTAAAGAGTTGATAAATAACAACGAGCCTTTAGTTATGGCGAATTCGGATCAATTTGTAGAATGGGACTCTAACGAGTTTATGTACTCTATGACCGCAGATAATATAGACGCGGGTATTCTAACGTTTAACTCCACTCACCCAAAATGGTCTTTTGCTAAGTTAAATGAAGATGGGTTTGTAAGCGAGGTAGCCGAAAAAAAGCCAATTTCTGATATAGCTACTGTCGGGGTATACTATTGGAACAAAGGGTCTGACTACGTAAAGTATGCGGAGCAAATGATTTCAAAAGACGTAAGAGTTAATAACGAATTTTATGTTTGCCCCGTCTTTAACGAAGCGATTCAGGATGATAAAAAAGTAAAAGTATTCCCGATTGAAAAAATGTGGGGATTAGGAACGCCAGAGGATTTGGATATTTTTTTAAAAGATAAATGATTCTTATTTCTCATAGAGGTAATTTGGAGGGGCCAAATAAAAATGAAAACAGCCCCGATTATATAAAGCAAGCTTTAAGCAAGGGGTATGAATGTGAAATAGATGTATGGTATGATAATGGTTTATACTATTTAGGCCATGATGAACCTGTTTACCCAATCGATATTAATTTTCTTGAAGACGATAGGTTGTGGTGCCACGCTAAAAACTTAAAAGCATTAGAGCAAATGCTTAAAGAAAACGTGCACTGCTTCTGGCATCAAGAGGATAGCTGCACTTTAACTAGCAAAAACATAATTTGGTCTCACCCTAATGTAGAGCCACCTCGAAATAGCATAGCCGTATTACCAGAGATAAAAAATCAAGACACTAAAAACTGTTATGGGTTATGCTCTGACTATATAGAAAATTATTTATAGCAAATGTTTAAAACCACCGACAATAAAACATATTACGCAAGAACTGGTACAAAGAAATTTGACGCTATATTTGATTATTTAAAAAATAAGAATTTTAATTCTTTGTTAGACGTAGGATGTAATAACGCTATATGCTCCTATAGAATCCAAAAACAATTAAATAAAGACGTTGTAGGCACTGATTTTTCTGACGACTTGAAACTGCCAGATGACTATAATTTTATTAAAGAAGATGTTTCTAATAGCTGTGCAGTTAGGGAGGCTGACATAATTCTTTTTTTGAGTTTATATCATCATATGTTGGGTTGTTACGGGCTGAATAAAGCGGATGATATATTTTTTAAATTATTATTAAGTTGCAATGAATTAATTTTTGACACTGGAAATCTTAGCGAGACTGGTTATTCAGGCACCCCTTGGTATAAAGTTTTAGAAAAGCATTTTGATAATGAAAAAGATTTACTAGATCATTTTGGCGTTCCTTATGAAAAAATAACCTCTTGGAGTTCAAGTTCAGGAAATGGAGAAAGAAACGTAGTAGTTTTCAAGAAAGAGGATTTTGATAAAAGCGTAAAAGTGAAAAATATTTTTCAACGTAGAAATTGCGGCTTTGGCGCTTCAGGAAGACATTACCCTCTTGAACTCGTAGACCATTTAAAACAAGACGATGAATTTAAAAAATTTTTACAAAAAAATACGTCTCCTACTAATGGTTGCGAGCAAAGCGTTTTTGATGGAGCTCTTTATTTTAAATTAGAGATAGCGGGGAAAAGTTTTTTTTCTAAAAAAAGAATAAAAGAAGAAAAGCAAAACATTGCAGAAAAAAAAGAATATAGAACCACAAAAACTATTTATAATCTAGCTCAGAAAGATGAAATTTTAGCAGAGTTAAAGAGTCAATTAATAACTTTTTATGGTTTTTCTGAAACTTACGGTTTAATTTTTGAATGGTTGGAGAATTTTGAGTATACCTGTAGTACAAACATAAGAATAGATAGTCAATACAATGAAGTTATTGAACTTAAAGATGTAGACGCGGTAATTCACAATGGAAAAGTGAAAATATTTGATTTCGAGCGTTAGTAATAAAACTACTTGAATAAGCGTCAAAAAAGTTTTACATTTTAAACATGAAGCTACTGGTAACAGGTGGTTGCGGTTTTATAGGCTCCAACTTTATAAAGCATGTTTTAGATAAAGAGCAGTTAGACTCTATTCTAAATATAGACTCCTTGAGCTACGCTGGGAGCCTGTCAAATACCGCCGCTTTTGAAACTCACAAAAAGTATAAATTTAAAAACGTTGACATATTTTTCCCTAATCAAGTTAGCGATGCTTTTCGTAGATTTAAAGCGACTCACGTAGTGCATTTCGCTGCCGAAACCCATGTTGATAATTCGATAAAATGTTCTTTAAAATTTTTAGAAACAAACATTAATGGCACCCATAATTTAATTAAATCAAGCCTTGCTAGTGGGGTAAAAAGATTTCATCACGTTTCTACAGACGAAGTTTTTGGAAGCCTCGGAGAAAAAGGAAAGTTTAAAGAAACTACGCCATACGACCCAAGAAACCCCTACTCAGCTTCGAAGGCCGCTTCTGATCATTTAGTTAGAGCTTTCCACCATACGCATGGTTTACCGACCACAATCTCAAACTGTTCAAATAATTACGGGCCAAACCAACACAAAGAAAAGTTCATCCCAACTATCTTAAACAGTTTAAAAAAGGGCAACAAAATTCCAGTTTACGGAAATGGCTCAAATGTAAGAGACTGGATTTATGTTGAAGACCACTGTGACGCAATTTGGAAAATTTTAACAAATGGCAAAAACGGTGAAACATATAACGTTGGATCAAATTGCGAAAAGACTAATTTAGAAGTTATCGAAGAAATCTGCACAGCCCTAAAGCTTGAACCTAGCGCTTGCATAGAATTCGTAAAAGATAGAGCGGGGCACGATTTAAGATACGCTATCGATTCAAGAAAAATTAAAAAAGAGTTAAATTGGAAACCTTCACATTCTTTTAAATCGGGAATTAAAAAAACAATAGCTTACTATGCATGAATCGTTAATACCCGAAATAAAATTCCATATAGACTTCGCCCGATGCACTAAAAAGGGTTATAGCTTTGAAGGATGGATTTTTCACCAGACCGAAACTATAAGGGGTATTACCTTCAGAGCGGGAACTCTTTCGCAAATGTGTTATCAGTTTATCGATAGACCAGATGTTAAAAATGTTTATCCCGATTTACAGAATGATTCAGTAGGTTTTAAGTTTGAATTTAATCACAGTAGTGAACATGACGAATTTGAGAGTTTTGAACTTTTAGCTAAAATAAACGGTCAAGAATTAAAAGTAGGAGATTTAAAAAAGCCAAAAGACTTATCAGAGATAGGTAAAATAAACAACGTTCATCCCAGCGTCATTGCTGTGGACGATTTTTATAAAAACCCAGATGAAGTTAGAGAATATGCGCTTGGCTTAGATTTTCAATTTAATAAAGAATACCATAAGGGACAAAGAACAAAAACAAGAACTTTTTTTGATGGAACAAAAGAGTTTCTTGAAGATACGTTAAAGAAAAAAATCACAGGGTGGGATAATCAACCTCACAATGGAGTATTTCAGTTTTGTACGGCTCAAGATCAATTAGTTTATCATACAGATTCTCAAACTTATGCTGCGGTAGTATTTCTTACTCCAAACGCACCAGCAGAATGTGGGACAAGTTTTTTTAAGCATAGGGGTAATGCTCTCAGAAAATATCCTACCTCAAAAGACTGCATGGTTCACAATAAGTCAATAGATGAGTTGTACTGGGATATGTTTCAAGGAAACTTTTACGATAAAACGCCTTGGGAGGTCGTTGACGTAATTGGAAACGTGTACAACAGAATGGCTATTTGGGACGCTAAACTAGTGCACGCTGCTACTCAATATTTTGGAGATAAAAAAGAAAACTCAAGATTATTCCATATGTTTTTCTTCGACGCGCAGTGATTTTTAAGTGTATATTATATTCACATGGCAAACGCTAAAAGAACTAGCAAAAAAAGAGCTAGTATTAAAAAAGAAACGCAACAAGAAATAAGAGATTCTTTAGTTGAAAATACTTTCCACGACAATCCAATTAAAAGGCAAATTAAATTAAAGCAATTTAATTGGACGGAAAAACAGAAAGAATTCTTTAAAGTTGCTTTAGCTCAAGATACTAAAATTGTTTTAGTTAACGGTCCCGCTGGAACCGCTAAAACTCTTTTATCTACTTATTGCGCCCTTCAGTTATTGAACATGAAGGCGATAAGTGATATTATGTATCTTCGTTCTGCGGTTGAATCTTCTGATAGAAGTTTAGGGTTCTTACCAGGTTCGGCAGAAGAAAAGCTAAGATTTTTTAATTTACCTTTTTTGGATAAATTGGACGAACTACTTGAGTCAACCAGAGTCGAAAAATTGGAAAGCGAAAACAGAATTAGCATGTTTCCAGTAAACTTTGCAAGAGGAATGAACTGGAAAGGTAAATGCGTAATTCTTGACGAATCTCAAAATTCCACTACAAAAGAAATAACTACAGTTCTTACTAGGCTTGGAGAGGGTAGTAGGTGTTTCATTCTTGCTGACCCAATGCAAACAGACATCAAGCAAGGCGATAAGCAACATGGCTTTGAAAAAATGTTTAAATTATTCTCTGATAAAGAAAGTTTCAATCAAGGGATTAAGACTTTCGAGTTCGGAGAGGAAGATGTGATGAGGTCTGAACTAGTTAAATTTTTAACTAAAAAACTAAAACTGATTTGCTAATGATGAAGCGTATATTAATTTTAATGTTTTTGACTTGCAGTTTAAATGGGCAAGGTATACCTAGATTTTTATGGAACCCAGTCGTTAAGCCTATTGAGTGGTTAAACAAAGATGTTAACTCTTCCGATTCAAGGCAGAGACTTTTCGATGACCCCCTTAACACAATTACTTCCTACAAATTATCCAGAACGGAATCCAGAGAGAAGCAAACTACTCTTACGATAAACGACAAACAAGTAATTGCTACTGATAGATGGTTGGTTCATTATTACGAGTCGAATGGAAGAGTAGGGTTAGATGCGTCAAGGCTTATCCCAATCGAAACGGCTACAATGACAAGAAGCTACAGGCACCCAGATGGTCAAATGGTTAATGAAACTCTAACTAATACTCATTCCAGCGAGTCAAGTTTAACACCATACGATAGCAATGATAAATTAGACAATGCTCAATTTTATGGTAATTACTTTGTAATGCCTAACGTATGGGAATCTAATACTGACGCTAATCTAAACGTTGTTGACGACTCATTTATTTCCCCCTTGCAAAATATTGTATCAACTAGAAATATTACAAGCGTAATGGCTCTTGGGGATTTAGATTACAAAATGAGACTTTTAAGTAGATTTCCTACAAGATATGATATTATTTTTACAACTGTAAACGGGCAATCGATTGTGCAATAGCCTTGTTACACTAATTAAATAAAAAAAATATTTTATTTTTTTGTTTTTTTGCTGTATTATACAATAATGAATAATTTAAGAGTATATTGTCAGGACTGTGGATGTATGCATTCTTACACCCTGCATAAACCTAATTTTTGCCAAAGCTGTGGAAGCGCGATGGGCTCTAGTAAACCTCAAGCTCAAAAACGAGAAAGCGCTTTGGAAGAAGAAAATGTAAATGTCAACTTCGATAAAATTAATTCATTAGATTTCGAAGCGGAGCATTATAACGCAAGCCCGCAAACTCTTGGATCAATTATGGAGGCTTCTTCAGGTCAAGAAGTTAAAAATAATCAAAGCTTCAATGAACCGCCGAAAAGGTCAAAACAAGAAATTCTTGAAGAGTTAAAGAAAGAAAGTACAACTCTAAGACCAAACTCTTGACATATTGAGCGGCAAGCCCAAATTCGAAGATTATATAGATATAATTGAGGAAGAAATCCTAAAAAGAAAATCTAAGTGGAGTTTGAACTCTATAGCTTGGATGGATTTTGAGGATGTTTCTCAAATTATAAAAATTCATATATATAAAAAATGGAGTTTATATAACCCCTCTAAACCTTTAAGACCTTGGTTAAATAGAATAATATCTAATCAACTTAAAAATTTGATTAGGAATAACTACGGTAATTTTGCTAAACCTTGTGTAAAATGTGCGGCTTCAAATCAAGATGAAGGATGCTCTCTATTTGTAAAGCAGTGCAACCTGTGTCCGTTATACGAATACTGGAGTAAGAATAAAAAAGACGCGCACGGCTTAAAGTCTTCAGGCGGAGTTAATATAGATATAGACAACAGTTTAAATGTATCTTACAGATTTGATCATTTTGAATCAAATTCTAAAAAGCTTCACGAAGCGATGCTTTCTAGATTAAAACCTTTAGAAAAGATTGTTTATACATTAGTTTACATAGAGAACAGATCGGATAAAGAAGTTGCAAAAATAATGAATTATAAAACCACAGAAAAAGGTAGGCAACCAGGTTATAAGCACATTAAGAATCTTAAAAAGTCAATAATAGAAAAAGTCAAAAAGGCTCTCGAAAAAGGTGAAATAGATTTAATATGAGCGAAAAAATACAATTATCAGAAGAGCAAAAACAAAACATTGTAAACGAGTGGAACTCTCGCGAGGAAAACCCTCCGTCTCTTCTTGAGTTGATAAAAATAGCTTTCCCCGATAAAAACGTAGATGGAAGAAGCAAAGAGGGAAAAGCTGTTAAAGCTTTTTTAGCTTCGAGAAGTATAAAAGCTAGAGCCGCGCAAGAATACAAAGCTAAAGATGATATAACATTAATTGATGACCAAAAAGAGTTTATAGAAAATAATTATAAATTTATGACCTTTGTTGAAATCGCTAGGGTTATTTTTCTCAATGATAAAATTACAAATTTAAACAAAGAGGCAAAAGTAGTCGAAGCTTATATAAAACAAATAGACCCAAATCATAGCTCAGAAGAATCTATTAACGTAACCCATGACGAATATAAGCCGCCCACAAGTTTCGAAAAGTCTTTAGCTAGAATAAACAAATATATTTTTGAAAAAATAACTAAAGAAAAAATAACAGCAAGAGATAAAAAAAATATAGAAGCCTTACTTGGTTACATGAACACTTTTAGATTTGTTCATCAAATCAATACATACGATTCAACCAACACAAGAGAGCTTTTTGAATCTAGCTTTGTTAGATATACTTGCGATAAAAACGATCTAACTCAAGAAGAGGTTGATCAATACATAGTTTTATCTTCGGAGGTTGTTATAGCTTCTAATATCCAAAGAAGAGTCGAGCATCTACAAAGACTACTTGATGAAGTAGCTGATGGTGATCAAAGGATAGCCATGTCTTTGGTTGAGGCTATAAATACGGCTCAAAATGAATACCATCAGTCTGTAAACAGACAGCAAAAACTTCTGGAAAGTTTAAAAGAAAAACGTAGCGACAGACTTAAAAATCAACTTAAAGAAAACGCAAGCATTTTAAATCTAGTTGAATTATGGAAAGATGAAGAGTCTAGGGTGAAAATGATAAAACTTGCAGAACTCAGAAAAAAAGCTGTAAAAGATGAAGTTGAAAAACTTAGTAATATGGACGAGATTAAAGCTAGGATAATGGGCATATCCGAGGATGAGATTTTAAACCAATGATATTACATAAAGAGAAAATATTATTTATTCATATACCAAGAACTGGTGGTTCTAGTATAGAAAAGTATTTCAATTTTAACGGCGACTCAAATTTAAAAAAAATAAATACAGCGCAGCACGTCACTCTAAAAGAGTACTGCGATAGTTATGAAAACTTAGATGAGTATTATAAATTTTCCATTGTTAGAAACCCTTGGGATAGATTAGTATCTTGGTATATATGGTCTTACGCAGAGGTTTTGTATTATCAGTTCTTGGCTGAAAATGGGAAATATTATCCTACAGACTGCAATTCAAGAAGTAAGGCTTGGATAAAAGGCAAAAATTTCCTAAGCGATGAAAGCAATAATTACTTAGACACTAAAATGTTTTTAAAGTTTAAAACTTCTTTTTCTAATTTTTTAGATAAAATAGAATCAGAGGATTTGTCAGTAAATAAAGTATACGATAACGTTTTTGATGTAAACAATAGACTAAAGTCTAGATGGATCATGCCTCAAGTGAAATGGCTTGAAAATGAATCTAAAATAAAATGCGATTACATATTAAAATACGAACTTCTTCAAAGGAATTTTAAACTTTTATTAAAAAAGTTAAAGCAACCTTATGAAAAGCTAGAAAGAGTTGGGGCTATAGTAAAAAAGCCACACTACAGAAAATTTTACACTAAAAAAAACCAAGAAATAGTATCTAGGGTTTACAAAGAGGATATTAAAAAATTTAAATATGAGTTTTAAATGTAAAGTTTGCGGTCAAGAGTTTGAAACCGAGAGAAAACTTCACTCTCATTTAAAAAAACATGATCTTAGAGTAGCTTCTTATTACCAGAAGTATTACCCGCGCTATGATTTACATGATGGTAAAATAATTAAATTTAAATCAAAAGATTACTATTTCAGCAGAGAATTTAATACTCGTACCAATCAATTAAAATGGCTAAATAGTTTACCTGATGAGGAAGCTAAAGACTATCTAAAAAAGCTATTGTTAGAAAGAAAAGAAAAAAAGAATTTAATTTATTCACCTTCTCAGGTTGAACTGAGGACTACTTCAATCCCTTCTATAATTTCATTTGAAAAAAAGTTTAACGACTATTATAAGTTATGCGAATCGTTAGGGTTTAAAAATAAATACAAAAATATAGAGAATATAGCTACAGCTTCAATCCCTAAAACAAAAGATTTAAAAGTTTACATTGACAGTAGAGAACAATTACCTCTTAAATTTAATTTACCCACAGAGGTTAGAGGGCTCAAGTTTGGTGATTATGCATTAAGCGAAAAGTCTTTAACTTGCAACTGTTACATAGAAAGAAAATCTTTATCGGATTTTATATCAACAATTAGCGTTCAAAACTATGATAGATTTTGCAGAGAGATTGAAAGAGCTTACGAGAATGAAGCTAACTTAATAATAGTGGTAGAAGACACATTAACAAACGCTTTATCTTTCCCGTATTTACCTCACATATCAAGAAAAATAAAAGTAACACCTGAATTTATATTTCATCAAGTTCGAGACATGATTCAAAAATACGATCACATACAGTTTTTATTTGTAAAAGGAAGGAAAGAATCTGTAAGGGTTATAGAAAAAATATTTTTCAGCAAATGCGTTTATAAGGACATTGATCTACAATTAGCTTACGATAAAAAAATTCTTTAAGAATATGTGGTATTGTCCTGAAAAATATAAAAAAGACCTAAGCAGCGTAAATAATCAGTTGCTGACGCTTAAAGGTCCACTTGAAGATAAAGAGGCTAAAATAAGTTTGGCCAAATTTTTAGCTTCGAATTTAGGTATTACTACGGAGTTAATATCAGGCATTAAATTAGCACCCTTTCAGGAGATCACACTGAAAGGAATGATGAATCGAAATTTTTCAATGTGTGTTTGGGGTCGCGGCTGCGGGAAGACATTTATAGCTTCAGTGTTCTGCTTTTTGCAGTGTATTTTTAATCCTGGTACAAAGATATTAATCGCTGGGCCTACATTTCGTACCGCTAGGTTTATTTTTAATAATTTAGAAAAATTAGTAAACTCAAAAGGTGCCGATTTACTACAGCAAGCTTTTTCTGTTAAACCGTCGAAAAGAAATGACCAATTTGAATGGTCGATTAACGGAGGTACGATTACCGCGATTCCATTAAACGGGGATAAGATTCGCGGATTTAGAGCTAATATTCTTTTGCTAGACGAGTTTTTACTACTTCCAGAAGAATTAGTAAACACTGTTTTGATGCCTTTTTTGGTTGCGCCACAGAACATGAAAGAAAGACTTGAAATAAGGCAAGCCGAAGATGACTTGATATCAAAAGGCCACATGAAAGAAGAAGAAAGAATGGTTTTCGAAAACAATTCTAAGATGATAGCGCTATCTTCCGCTTCTTATACTTTTGAGAATTTATATAAAACTTACAAAGATTGGACAAATAAAATCTACTCAGATGAATTAGGCGATGCTGATTATTTTATTTCTCAAATGGGTTATGAGGCTTTGCCAGAGGAGATGATAGATAAAACTGTTATTGAGGAGGCGCAAGAAGGCGGCTCTTCTCATTCTTCGTTCCTTAGAGAGTATTGCGCTCAATTCACAGACGGTTCCGATTCTTATTTCAGTGCCAAAAAAATGCACGAGTGCACAATTCCAGACGGAGAGCATCCAACTACTCTCATAAAAGGAGAGTCTGGGTCTAGATATATTTTAGGAATTGACCCATCGTTTTCAAACAGCCCAAGCTCAGACTTTTTTGCGATGTCTTTGCTTGAGATAGATAATGACACTGGGCAAGGAGCGCTTGTGCATAGTTATGCTGTCGCTGGTGGAGATTTAAAGGATCACATAAATTACATGTTCTATCTTTATACAAATTTCAATATAGAGTTGATAGTTATCGATAATGCTGGTTATCAATTTTTAGATAGCTGTAATGAGTCTGAAAATTTTATAAATGCTGGAATTAATTTAAAATTTATCGATTTTGAATCTACTAAAGAAGGTCAGGATTACCAGAAGCAGTTAAGAAAACTAAAAAGAGATTTAAATAAAACTGATCATAAGATTTGTTTTAAACAAAATTTTACAAGTGATTTTTTAAGAAAAGCAAACGAGCATCTGCAAGCTTCTATAGATCATAAAAAAATATGGTTCGCCTCTAGAACCATCGCAAACGGTTCAGCTTTCAGCAAGCAATCAAACCAAAGGGTAAATTTAGCTTTAACCGACTGCAAAAATATAGGAGAATTAATCGAAGCTCAAGACAGCTTGATATATGCAACAAAAAAACAATGCGCTTTAGTCGAGGTGAAATCTACAGCAAAAGGGACGCAAACCTTTGATTTACCACAACATTTAAAAAGAAGCACGTCAGCCCATAGAGCTAGAAAAGATAACTATACCACATTAATGCTGGCTAATTGGGGGCTTAAAAGCTATAATGAAAGCCTAAACTTGAATGAAAATGAAATAAATTTTACGTTTTTACCGCAAATGTATCAATAGAAGTGTATTAAATTTGTGAATCATGAGTGAACCGTCAAAAAAGAAAGCCAGCCCGAAAACCGCAGCTAAACGACCAGCAAAGCGAGCGGCTAAGAAAACTATGACAGCAAAAGCGTCAGAAGACGCTACGCCATTAATGGCTTACCAATCTCTCGCGGGTATAAATAATGCATATACATCCAACAGAAGAAATAAATCTGGCTCTATAAACAGAACTAATAAGTATACTAATATTGATGACGGTCTTATACCTTTTAAGTATGCTTATGAATATGGAAATTCTGGTGATCAAAGTTTAGACGTTAGAGACGCGGTAATTTTATGTCAAAAGGCTTATTATAATTTCTCTCAGTTTAGGAATGTCATTGATTTAATGACTGAGTTTTCTTTAGGCAGTATTTATTTTAGAGGGGGTAGCAAAAAATCAAGAGCGTTTTTTGATGCTTTATTTAATAGATTAAACATATGGAATTTTCAAGATCAATTTTTTAGAGAGTATTATAGGTCTGGAAATGTATTTGTTTATAGATTTGATGCTAATTTATCAAATCAAGAAATTTCAAAAATCACACAAGCTTTTGGTAGCTCCCTTTCTGAATCTTTGAGTAACTCAAGTAAGATTCCAAGTTCTTACATGTTAATAAACCCAGCCGATGTTAGAATGACTGGTACATTAGCATTTAACAATCCAGTTTATTATAAGCTTGTTACAAATTACGAATTAGAAAGATTAAGAACTAGAAAAACCGAGGAGGATCAAGAAATTTACGACTCTCTTCCTGAGAGCACAAAAAAACAAATCGATCAGGCCAGAAGCTCTGCTGTTCAGATTCCATTAGATATGGACAAAGTTGTTGCAGTTTTTTATAAGAAGCAAGACTACGAGCCTTTCTCAGTGCCAATGGGTTATCCCGTACTAGCTGATCTTAATTTCAAAGACGAGCTTAAAAAAATGGATATGGCGATTGGTCGATGTATGCAACAAGCTATTTTATTAGTTACTATGGGTACAGACCCAGAGAAAGGCGGCATAAACCAAAGAAACCTTCAGGCGATGCAAGACCTTTTTCAAAATGAATCCGTTGGTAGGGTTTTAATCGCGGACTACACAACAAAGGCTGAGTTCGTTGTGCCAAGAATCGCTGAATTAATGGACCCCAAAAAATATGAAATTTTTGATAGGGATATCAACAACGGGCTAAATAATATTTTAATTGGAGGAGAAAAATTTTCTAATCAAGAAAGCAAGGTAAAGGTATTTGTTTCTAGGCTGCAACAAGGTAGAGAAGCGTTCTTAAATAACTTTTTAATTCCAGAGATTAAGAGAATTTCTAAAAATTTAGGTTTTAAAAATTATCCCGCTCCATACTTTGATGAAATGTCTCTTCAAGATAGCGTTCTCAAAGATAGAATATACTCTAGATTATTAGAGCTTGGAATCTTAACGCCTCAAGAAACTATTACTGCTTTAGATACAGGAAGATTACCCGACAAAGAGACCTCTATAGAAAATCAAAAAGAATATATGGAGCTAAGAAAAGAAGGTTTGTATACACCTTTAGTTGGCGGCAGTCCATTAGCTCAGAAAAATCAAAACCCCGAAAAGCAAGATAAGCTCAAAAAAGAAGCTGGTAGGCCAAACGGAACCACAGGTATTCCACAGGAAAACAGAAAAATTTCTCCAGTTGGGCAAAGCGAAGCTTCCAAAGCTTTTAGTTTAGATAAAATAAAAGAAAACATGATTTTAGCTCAGAAGCTTGAGAAAGAGGTTGCCACTCATTTGAGAAAAACCCACAATGTGAAGAGACTTAACAAAAATCAAAAAAATATTGCAACTGAAATTTCTCAAGTTATCATAGCGAACGAATCCCCCGACAAGTGGTCAGAAGTCGTCGATTCCTATTGTAAGAATCCCGTTGACACAAACAGCGATAGAGTTAGCTTAATTAGAGAAATAGCTTGTGAACATCAATTAGATTTTTATTTAGCTAGTATATTAGCTTCAAGCACAAAAAAGTAATATGAGTGAAGAAAACGACAAAAACTTAGAGGAAAGTCACATAAAATCAGTGGGGTACGGGGAAGTGCCCACGGATATTATAATGCCAGATATATTAATTCCCCCTCCTCAAAAAGACGAAACTAAAAAGGTTATAGAGGATGAAGTAAATGTGGCTTTTAAATTTGCATTTCTAGGAGCGGGTCAAGGCGGTTCTAGAATAGCTGAAAATTTTTATAAATTAGGCTATAGAAGGGTAGCTGTAATAAACACAGCGCAGCAAGATTTAAATTCTATCAATTTAGAAAACAAGCTTTGTTTTGGAGAGGGTGGCGCTGGTAAAGCCCCACAGGTAGCCACTCAAGCTTTTCAAGAAAAAAGCGAAGACATTTCTGATTTTATGAAAAGGTCTTTTGGCGACAACGTAGACAAAATTTTTGTTTGCGCTGGCGCTGGAGGAGGAACTGGTGCTGGTTCAGTAATTTCAGCAGTTAGATCAGCGGTGGAGATACAGGCTAATTCTGAAACTTCAAAAAAAGTTGGAGTAATTTTAGCTTTGCCGAAGGCTTCCGAAGGGAAAAGAGTAAATGCTAACGCGGCAAATACTTTAAATGAGGCTTATGATTTAGTTGACCAAGGTATTGTATCGCCTCTTATTCTGATTGATAACGAAAAGATTGGCCAACTTTATCCAAATTTAGTTGTTTCAGAATTTTGGAATGTAGCCAACCAAAGTATGGCTGGACTTTTCCACCTGTTTAATCATACGGCTGCGAAAGATAGCACTTACTCTTCTTTTGACTCCAATGACTACAAGCAGGTTTTAGATTCTGGACTAATTGTATTTGGTGCGTCTCCAGTATCAGAGTGGAAAGACTCTGTAAGTATAGCAAGAGCGGTAAGAGAAAATCTTAAAAATAATTTACTATCTGGAGGGATAGATTTAAGCACTGGTAATTCCGCCGCTGCAATTATTATAGGCGGCACAGAACAACTTAATAATATTCCACAAAGTTATTTGGATCAAGCTTTTGATCAATTATCGAAAATGATGAGACCGAACAGCGTGGTTCATAGAGGGATTTATAGCGGGGATAAACCTTCTTTGAATGTTTTTTCTGCTATAGGAGGTCTGGGTAGACCTGAAGATAAATTAAGTCAGCTTAAAAAACTAGGTGACTTACCACAGTAAAATAAAAAATAATAAATATTATGGCTACGAAAAAAAATGATGAAGTAAAACCTGGTTACAAAAGTACCGAGTTTTGGATTACTGCTATCGTCGCAATCGCTTCCTTAGCATGGGGAGCGGGAATTGTTGACCCAGCGGGGGACACAGGCGCAGATAAGACCTTTGGTTTTATTTGTTCCGCTCTTAGTGCTCTTGGATATAGCGTATCAAGAGGTCTTGCTAAAAAGAAGGCTGAATAAATGTCTTGGTTGTCTGCGTTATTTAAAGCTCTTTTAGAGTGGCTTTCTGCCGAGGTGAAAAAAGACACCAAAGCAAGTGACGCCGATAAGACTCCTAAAGAGCTAAAAAAGAAATGGAGACAAAGAATCCTTGAGCAAGAAGAAAAACTTAAAAATGAAAAAAATTCTGATTCTAATTCTGGTTAGCTTATTTTTATTTGGCTGCGGATCGACAAAGGTAGTTTTTGTTGACACTCAGTCTAATTTAGTAAGAATTGGACCTGACGTTTCTGGAAAAGTATACATACAGAAAAACGGTGAATGGGTTCTATCTAAGAATAAGGTAAAATTACCAGAAGGCTGGTACGCTGGAGGTTTGCCTGTAGATGATTAATTTTAATTATTTTTATTAAAAAAACAAAGAGAAGCCTTTTTGGTTTCTCTTTTTTTTGAGATAAGTGTATAAAAGTATAACATGAATTTTTCTTTCCATGATATAGATATTATTTTAAAAAGAAAAGAATCATACTATAAAGGGCTATCAAAAGGGTCTAACCACGATAAAAAGGTTGCTGTTTACGCTCTTCAAATTCTAAGTTCGCTAAGAAAAGACTTCGAAAAAGCTTATAAAGAAAAGTAATTTTTTACTTCTCATTTGCACAAAATAAGTTTAATATAAGTACACCCTTATGTTAAGGGTATTAAGTTATGAAGAATAATATTATTAAAGTAATGTTGATTGGTGCAACCGCTACCTTTTTGGGGATGGGTTGTGCTATTAGTTCTAAATTGCCTTCCGTCACTATTGGTGGAGCGGCCAACAAGGAGTCCGTGTTAGATGCCGAACTCGGTAAATCTGGCGTGTCACTGACTGCTCCTCTTGTGAATGTGGATGTGCCGTTCCCAACGGCAGAGGTTAAAGACGGTAAGAAGAAGTAATTTTTCGCCTCGGCTACCTAACCCCTAAACCGTACCCCGAAAGGGGTGCGGTTATTTTTTTGGAAAAATATTTGATTTTTTTAAAATTAATTATATTTTGCGTGTATATAAAATAACGGAAATGAAAGAAATTGAATATGAACTTGAAGGGTTTCACAACGGTGGACATAATAATTTATCGTGGAAAGAATCTTTGAAAGTTCTAAAGGACGATGATGCTGTAAATTTTTCCGTTAAAGTTGTTAAAGCTTTAGAGGAAAAGCTTGAAGCTCACAACGAGTCTACCCACAACAAAGTTACTTTAAAACAGCTTAAAAAAGTATACCGAAGGGCTGCTGGTAATGTTTTCGCTGAAGTACCCGATCCAGATGAAAAAAGAGGGCTATGGGCAATGGCCAGAGTTAATCTATATTTGAGGATTTTAAAAGGGGAACCCTTCCCAAAGGAAACAAATGCTTCTTTAGTTTTAGATGCGAAAAATGAAATTGATTTAGTAGATTTTATGCTTCCCGAAAAGCAAGATTTTATACATGCTGGAGAAGATATAGAAAAATATGATTTGAATTATAAATTTTCTTTTGAGGATTTATACCTAGAAGAAGATGGTGGGGAATTGCCTTTCGAATTTAATTAATATGAAAAACTTCGAACACGAGTGTAATGGCAAAGTTAACGACTCCTCGTTAGAGTCCGAATCAAAATGCAATAATTGTAATTGTGATAGTGAGGATATAACAGAAGTCTGTTGTAATTGCTCATGTCACGATAATTAATTTAATACTTAGGAGATTATATAATATGTCAGCAGCAGGAAGTTTTCGAGACGACGGGTTACCGAATAGCGCACAATACGCAACGGTAACGGGTAATATTTCAACGGGTTATAGAGCTATTAGTACAGACGGTGGCAATTCGTCTGTTAATATAACGGACATAGTTGTTAGTAAAAATACTGATGGGGATTTTACTTTTTACGATGGGACTACGGGTAACGGAACACAAGTTTTAAAATTGTTTGTAAAAGCTAGTGATAACGGTAATTCTACTGATGTAATTAATTTTACCCAAGCTTTGAAAATTAGACACAACGCTGGCCTTTACGTGTTATGTGATTCCACTGATACTGATTACTCTCTGCTTATAAATTACTACCACTCTAGTACTAGATAAAAATTTAATCATGAAAGAGCATAAATTTACTACTATTTTTAGTTCAGAGATTAAGCCGTTAGTCTCGGAAGAAAAAGACAAATATTTGGCTATGGCCAGCTTGGTTGAGGTCGGTGATTTTATACCAGAGGTTAACACTTCTAAAAATGTAGACCTGTTACCTGTTGCTTTTAATGCTTGCGTTATTAATAGAGTTAATAAAAACGGCGACGTAGTTGACACTGATACAGCTATGGCAATGTACAAAGACTTTATTAACAAGCCAATGAACATTGAGCATAATAGAGATAAAGTCGTTGGCGTAATTTTAACCGCTGGTTTCAGTGAGTTTGGAACAGACAACAAACTTACAGAAGAGCAAGCAAAAGAACTAAAAGGCCCGTTTAATATTACTTTAGGTGGTGTGGTTTGGAAAGTTGTAAATAGCAAGCTTTCGCAAATCATAGAGAACGCCAGTGACCCCACTAGTGATGATTATTTAAAAATTTCAGCAAGTTGGGAACTTGGTTTTAGTGAATACAATATTATTGTTTCTTCTGAGGAGGAAAAAAATATAGAAAACGCTGAAATAATTTCAGACATTGAAAAAATTCAAGAGTTAAAAAGTTCTTTAAAGGGCTTTGGAGGTTCTGGAGTTTTAGAAAATGGCTCTGGAGTGTATAGGCAGGTCATTAATGATGTCGTGCCTTTGGGTATAGGCTTAACTGAAAACCCTGCTGCCGACGTTGTTGGGGTTGCCGTTAATCTAAAATCAGAAAATAAAAACATAGAAAAAGAAAATAAATCATCAGAAACAGAACAAAAAGGTTCCCAAACTGAAGAAATAAATGTATCATCAAATAAGGAATTAACAGTTATGGATAAAATTACTGACATTCAACAAATCACGGATGAGTCCTTGGTAGCAGGAGAGGTTAAAGCTTCTGTGATTACGGATTACATCGAGAATCAGCTTCAAGAAGCTTCCGAGAAATTCGTAGCGGAGAAGCAAGAAGTTCAGGAGAAACTTAGCGCTACCGAAGACGCTCAAAAGACTATTGCAGAGGAATTTGAGTCGGTAAAAAAAGAGCTTGAAACTCTTAAAGAGGAACAGCGCATTAAGGCTGCTGAAGATTTATTCAACCAACGCATGGCTGCGTTTGATGCCGAATACGACCTTGACGATGATCATCGTGGTATTCTTGCATCCGACATCAAAGACATGACCGAGGAAGATTTCGAAGCTTACTCCAAGAAAATGAAAGTTCTTTTGGATAAAAAAGCTGAGAATAAAGAAACTGTCGAAGCTGCTACTGAAGAAGTAGTAGAAGCCGAAGAGACTAAAGAAGAGGCTGTAGCTTCCGTTGAAGAGCAAGACGCTGAAAATATTTTAGAGTCTGCTATTGAAAACGCTGAAGTTGACAAGGCACAATTGCCTTCAACCTCTGAAGCCTCTGAAGCTACTTTGACTGAAAAGTATCAAAAAGCTTTCAATTTGGACAACTTCGAAATTGATTATTAATATTATTATAAGGAAATAAATTATCATGAGTGCTATTAATAGAACTAGTGAATTAAAACCATTCAGGGATTACAGCGAGCACGACGTAATCAACCTTTACAAGTTTAGCGGGACTCTTCCTGCTGACAACGGAAAGGTTGTTTCGATTCAGCAAGGCTGGACCCAGAGTGACGAACTCGACATGATCGACAGTGTTGGCGCTTCTTACGACAACACCGTTAGTCAAAGATGGGGCGTTGATGCCGCCGTTCGCGCTGCGAATACTGGCGATCTCAATCCTTTGGGTATTCTTCTCTACAGCGTAAGAGAAGAGGACGAAAACGGAGAGAAACTCAAATTCAATCCTCGCAAAGCTGCGGAGATGGAAGTCGTTTTGAGTGGTCAAGCTGTACCCGTTGTAACTAAAGGTGTATTCCTTTACAGTGGCTCTACTCTTGAAGGACAGACTGTTACCGCTGGCCAGAAGCTTTATTCTGACGCTAACGGTTTGTTGACTACTGGTAATAACGGTAACCCCGCTGTTGCTCAAGCTTTAGGTTCGGTTGACAGCACCTACAAGACCTGTCTCATCAAACTCGAACTCTAAATTATAAGGAATAAATCATCATGAGATTAAAATTAAAAAATACCCCAGAACAGGTTGAACTCATCAAGGCGATGGGTTCTAAAGACCCTGCGGTAGCTCGTGAAGCCTCTGAGGCGTTTGCTGCTTTTCTCGGACCTGTAGTTCGTCAGGTCATCATGCAAGCTAATACTTCTTCGGCTGTTTTCACGGATGCCCCGTATGACGAAGACGACAATCCTAGTTATCCTTTGGACCTTTACTATAATGAAGGTGCTAACGTAGTTCAGGTTTGGAGTCAAAACATCGCTGGTGGACTCCCCACCTCTCACATCTCTGGCTTAGAAGAACTCAAAATTGCCACTTTTCGTTTAGATAGTGCTGTAAGCATGGGCAAACGCTACGCTCGCAAGGCTCGCCTTGACGTGGTTAGCAAAGCCGTCGAAAGAATGGCTAATGAGATCGTTGTTAAGCAGGATCGTAACGCTTGGGCGGTTGTCCTCAAGGCTCTTGCTGAAGCTGAAACTGGTGGTAACAAGCACCTCCTTCAGTCTCAAAGCACTGCTGGTACTAGCCCGAAGGTTTCGGACTTTACCCTGCAAGACCTTAACGACATGATGCAAAGAATGGCTCGCATTAACGAGTCTTACGCTGGTGGAACTCCCGCTGAAGCTTACAGCAAGGGTATCACCGATTTGTACGTTGGTCCTAAGCAGATGGCCGACATTCGCGCATTTGCTTATAATGCTGTTGGTGGTTCTACCGCTGGTAACGCTGGTACTGATTTACCAGACTCCGTTCGCAGTGATATCTATCGTGCCGCTGGTGCTGGTTCAATCTTTGGTGTAAATATTCACCAACTTCTTGAGCTCGGTTCCAGTGAGAAGTATCAGACTCTTCTTGATACTTTCGCTGGCTCGACGAACTACACTGACGTTAACGGCGGAAACTCTGGCGTTATTGACGCTGATGATGCTACGCTCATCGGTATCGACAACAGCAAGGGTGCTTTTGTTCGCCCCGTTGCTCGCGGCGAAGGTGGCGAAACCTTCACTGCGGTTCCCGACGATCAGTTCTATGCTGCTCGCCAAGAAAAAATGGGCTTCTATGGCTTCTTGGAAGAGGGTCGCGTTTGCTTGGATGCTCGCGCCATTGTTGGTATCAACCTCAGAGACAACGACTAATACAAAACCATCTAATGGTTCTCCCAAACCCCGCCTTCGGGCGGGGTTTTTTATTTGATTTTAAGGAATTAAAGGTGTAATATAAAGATATGCCTAGAAAAAAGAAAAATGTTAAAAAAGTAGAAGATATGTCTCAAGCTCACGGCAAAGTGGAAAAACCTGTGTATTCGAGCTTAGATCAAATCTGGGGCGACTCTGGAATACAAAAGTATGGTACTTTTGACGAAGAAGAATACATTCGTCAGCTTAAAGACATGACTAAATCAGACATCCAAGCCCACGCCAACAAACTTGGCTTAATACCTATCGACAATAGAGCAGAGCTAGAAAAAAGACTTATAAAAGAATTTGTTCATCATAAAATTAAATACACAGCTACAGTGCCAGAAAATCTTCAAATAAATAATATTGAAGGTAATTTGTCGCCAGACATTAGAAAAATTCTGAGCGAAGGAAAATAATTTCATTTTTACTTTATAAAAAGTGTAATAAATGATGTATGGCGACCACTTATGATTTTCAGATAACTCAAGGGGCGGAATTTAATACAACTTTTGAAGTTAAAAACAATTCTGGTACCCCATATAATTTAAGTGGGGCGGCTGGATATAAGTTAAGCGGTGTCGCAAAGTTAAGGTATAGCGACACCAATGCTTTAGTAGACCTTAATCCCACTCCAGTTAGTGGATTTGAAACAAGCGGAAGATTTAATGTAACAATTTTAGCTTCTACCACTCAAACTTTCCCTATAAGCGAAGGTCTTTACGGTATAGAAATTTATAGTGGTGACGGTACAGGTCAATTCGTAGAAAAAGTAGTAAAAGGGAAATTTGTAGTTTCTCCAGAAGTTACTTCAGCGGGGGTTACTTTACCATAGGCTAAAATATGGCTATTGTACATGTAATAGCTGGAGGTGGAGGCACTGTAAATACCAGTACAGGCGGCTCTAGCACAGTTTCAGTCGCTTTAGGGGCGCAAGGTTCTCAAGGTGCTCAAGGTAGAGACGGTTCAGCGGTAGATAAAGGTGATCAAGGCTACCAAGGTTACCAAGGAAACCAAGGCGCTCAGGGTAATCAAGGTGCTTCTGGAGCCCAAGGCAACCAAGGAGCGGCGGGCGCTCAAGGAAATCAAGGCAACCAAGGTAGTCAAGGAGCCACTGGTTCGGGTGATCAAGGTAATCAAGGTGCTGCTGGAGCTCAAGGTAATCAAGGGGCTCAAGGAAATCAAGGTAGTCAAGGTAGTCAGGGGTACCAAGGCAACCAAGGTAATCAAGGTTCTCAGGGAAACCAAGGCGATCAAGGGTTTCAAGGCTACCAAGGCAATGATGGAAATTTCGGAGGGGTCACTTTTGCTTATGTTTTTAATAGTGATACTGCCGATAGTGATCCTGGTTCTGGAAAATTAAAGTTAAACGAATCCACACAAAGAACTAGTAATAGGCTCTACATAGACGATAGGGACGCAAACGGTGTAGATATTCAAAGCTACATGCGTACTATTGACGATTCTACATCGACTATAAAAGGTCATTTTAGGATTTCAAATAAGTTAGATAGTTCTCAATTTTTATTATTTACGATTTCGAGTTTAACTGAGTCTTCTGGCTATTTTAGTATAGTAATATCAAATGTTGATTTTTCAGTAAGTTCACCATTTAGTGATGCAGAAGAGGTTATAATCACTTTTGCTAGAACGGGTGACAAAGGCGACACAGGAAACCAAGGTGCTGCTGGAGCTCAGGGTAATCAGGGCAATCAAGGTAATCAGGGTAATCAAGGCGCTTCAGCAACAGGTGATCAAGGTGCTGCTGGAGCTCAAGGTTCTCAAGGCGCAGTGGGAAATCAAGGGGCTCAAGGAAGGCAAGGTATTCAAGGGGCTCAAGGTAATCAAGGAAACCAAGGTGCTGCTGGAGCTCAGGGTAATCAAGGTTCAACAGGAAGCTCTGGAGATCAAGGCAACCAAGGTGAACAAGGTTTTCAAGGTTTCCAAGGGTTTCAAGGGGTCGCTGGCTCAGGCAATCAAGGAGCCCAAGGCAACCAAGGTGATGCGGGTAGCAACGGAGCCCAAGGCAACCAAGGTGATGCGGGTAGCAACGGAGCTCAAGGCAACCAAGGTTTTCAAGGGTTTCAAGGTGCTGCTGGAAATAATGGAGCCCAAGGTAACCAAGGTGATGCGGGTAGCAACGGAGCCCAAGGCAACCAAGGTGACGCGGGTAATAACGGAGCTCAAGGCAACCAAGGTTTTCAAGGGTTTCAAGGTGCTGCTGGAAATAATGGAGCCCAAGGTAACCAAGGTGATGCGGGTAGCAACGGAGCCCAAGGAAATCAAGGTGATGACGGAGCGCAAGGGAATCAGGGCGCTAACGGAGCTCAAGGTAATCAAGGCGTTCAAGGAGTTCAAGGTCCGCCAGATGGTGATCAGGGCTACCAAGGGTTTCAAGGTGTTAGTGGTTTTGTAAGTGGTTCGATAGATTATGGAGAATTTTTTGACGCTGGAGATTCTAGTACGATAGCTTTAACAACCTCTTACACGGGGTGGAATACTGGAGAGGTTGGAGAGCTAAGAAATATTACTTTTACCTCTGGAACTGGCTCTGATCCCGATATTCTTAATTTGGCTTCCGATGGTGTTTATAAGATAGCTGCTGCATTTTCAGTTTCATCCCAAAACGCTAATGTAACTGTTAGAGCGGGGGTTTCTGTAAACGGCGCAGTTAACGTTGCAACAGAAGTAGATAGATCGTTTCAAAACACTGGCTCTGGAGGCTCTTTTAGTATAATAAAACTTTTAGATTTATCTAGCGGTGATGCTATTGGTGTGAAAATGAAAACCTTGGCAGGTACTGCTACTTTAGACATAGAAAGCATAACATTTACTATAACTAAAGTTCTTGGTCTTGGAGAGCAGGGGTATCAGGGGTACCAAGGGACTGCGGGTAGCAATGGTTCCAACGGAGCCCAAGGCAACCAAGGTGACGCGGGTAGCAACGGAGCCCAAGGCAACCAAGGTGACGCGGGTAGCAACGGAGCTCAAGGTAATCAAGGTGACGCGGGTAATAACGGAGCCCAAGGTAATCAAGGTGACGCGGGTAATAACGGAGCCCAAGGTAATCAAGGTGACGCGGG